TGTTCGTGGTGTTGAACTGAACGGTATCGGACAGGCAGTCGCGCGTGATGAAGTCGATCATGTCGCCAATCTCGGTGTCACCGGTGCCAGTGTAGGTACGCTTGCCTGCGATCTGCGCCTCATGGACTTCGCCCTTCGCGTTGATCTTGATGAAGTCCCCGATGTGAAGGTCGTCGATGTTGCCAGCATTCAGACGCGCCTGCATCCACGCCCATTCATCAGAATAATTCGCGATCTCATCAGCAAACTTGATGGTAAGATCTACGCCCTCATAATCATGGTCAGCAATCGCCAGCGCGATGGCTTCCTCGGACATGAGGTTGGATTTCTTGATCTTCTTAACGCCGGAACCGTCATGAAGCAAAAGGAAATCCGAAGCTTTTGCCGCATTGATCTCGGTGTAATCAGTAAAAAGTTTCTGTGCCATTGTAAGCCCTCCTTATTGTATTTTGTATTTCCAATCCCCGAGGATATCCTTGCCATCGTCGTCACCAATAACATTCCCCGCTTCATCCTCGATCCCTGCATAGAAGAAGTTATTGATTGCCATGGCTCCGATTTCCTCCAGGGTTGAAATCCTATCTTCATGGTCATCCACATCCACAGCAAGGGCATACACCCCGGAGATGACCACCGTCACATTTTCAGAGTTGTCCGTCTTCGCGTTGTATTCCTGGATGATCTGCATCGGGTTCGTCCCGTCGAAAGCAGCCAGCGCGTTGCCGGTCGCCCCGGTACATACCGCGATGGAGAAAAGGAACTCCGCTCCGCCGTCAACCTTCGCGAAAAGCCCGATCTCGTTCACATAGTAATCTTCCGAAACAATGGAAGTCTCAGGATCATCCGGATCATAGTTCGTGATCATCAGCTTAAGGACGACCGTCACATTGTCCGTTGCTATCCTCTTGGAGGAAATGGGGAAGGTGTTCTTCTCGCTTTTCAGCGCGGTCGCGCCCCGCAGCGCCTCCACCGTTTTCTCCTCATCCGTGTAGATGCCGTTTCCAATCTTGAACCTCGTAAACTGGACAACCGAATTGTCGGATGTCTGTTTCGCTATGGCTGCAAGCCCCAGAGCCGTCACCGCAGCATTGTTGTAAATCGTGCTCATGCTTTCTCCTTTCTATGCCAGTATAGGCGCGTTGATAGTGTATCCGTAGGAACTCTGCCCCTTCGTGTTCTTCTGGTAAAGCGTCTCCCATGTGATGACGAATGCCTGGTCGATGGGAGGGTTCACGATGTAACCATAGGAGGCCGTTCCCCGGTAAATCTTCTCGAAGATCTCCTGCTCCACGCGGATGTTCCGAAGGTGCGACCGCACATTCTTCACCATGCGGATCATGTTAAGGAACCGCTCCATCTGGTCGAATACGGAAGGCGCATTCGTCACGATATCGAAATATCCGGGATCCTGCTCGCCCTCCTCGAAATCCCACCACTCTTCCAGCTCCGCTTCTCCGAAGACGGTGGCGATCAGCTCCTTTACCGCAGAGACGGTGCCGGCCTTCTCATGCCAGAGGAAGGTGTTCTTCACAAGCTCCCGCTTCACAGAGATGTCAAGCGACTGCTCATAATACTGCGTCCGCCATTCAACCGCGATCACATCGAGGATGTTCTCCGGAAGCGCATCGATGAAGTTGACCGTCATGGTCTCCGCCTCATGCCGCAGGATGTCATCCGTCACTGCCTTTATCGCATAGGAAAGGCATATCATGTCGGTGTCGCTGTTCATGGAAGAAGGAAGAAGGTCTAACAGTTCGCCGTCAGTAAGTGTCAAAGCCATGCGATCACCTCCTTAGTCTGCTTCCAATCCCTTGTATGCCACCGACTGCGTTCCTACCCTTGCGACCGATCCGGACGGAACGGTGGTAAAGGAAGGGGATGCCACAATGACACGCTTTGCCCCGGCATCGATCATCTTCTGCGTCAGCACATCCGGATTGATGTCGCGCCCGATCTTGAATGTCTGCCACTCGATATACTCCTCGATCGCTGCAGCGACTTCGCCCTGAATGGTGGAAGCCTTGCCGGCATCCGACTGGTTGATGTAATACTGCACATCGATGTCAAAGGACTGCTGCGTCGGCGCAAGCACCGAAACATGATCCGTAAGCGGTCGGATGCGCTCCGCATCCAGATGTGCGCATACCTCATCCAGGAGCGTCTGCGTCGGGATCGTCCCGTCCTTTAAGAGGAACCTTACCTCGACTTCGCAGGGATCCGGGCTCGTGACTTCCACATCCCCGATGCTGGAAGAATAGGACTGCACCTGGAAGATATAAGCGTCTTCGGGACCCGCCACGGAATAAGCGGACGGTGCAAGATAGATCCTGTCCGCGAAATCGTCATCGCTCTCCACATCAGCGCCGCCGGTCGTCGCATCGATGTTGGAAACGGAATCCATGTAGGGAATCGGGTTCACAAGGATATCGATCGCGCCGGCAAGGATGTTGTTCCCTTCTGCACCAGCCACCGTGCAGGTGCTTGGTATGTCCACATACATACTTCCGATGGCGATCTCCGCCTCTTCGTCCGTCTCGAAATATATCCCGTCGCCGTTCGTCACCATCGTGCCGGCCGGGACCGTCACAACGGATGCCTGCGCTGCAGAAAGCGTGAACCGCACCGTGCAGACGGCAGCCGCCGCAGGAAGCCGCGTCACTCCCCTAAGTGCCCCGAGGTTATCGAGGAAAGCACCATAAGCATATTTAAGAAGATCCATCTTCCCGGCGTTGTCCACATGGAGGAACATCTGGAAAAGGACCACGGATACCGCGTAAAGCTTCAGTGATTCGGAATCCGCCCTCTGAAGGGTGAGGGTCTTGCCGGTCAGCTCCTTGTATTTATCCTGGTATGCTTTCACCAGCTTCGCCTGCACATCGTCAAGCGTCATGTTGTCAATAAAGCTAACCTCCGGGAGGTTCGCTATCTGGTTGATCATCTCTCATCCCTCCTTGTAATCCTCGTTGCCCTCTACCGCGATCTTCAATGTCACATCGGATCCGAGGCTTTTTGATTCAAAATCCACCGATGCGATGCGGATCATCGGCATGAAGATCTCGATCTCGTCGTCCAGCTCCTGGGCGAAGTCGTTGACTGCCGTTACAAGCGGGCTTCCGTCAAGCCCGGCCGCATCGATGCCGAAGCCACGGCTCCCAGGAATCGTCCGCTTAAAGGAAAGAATGAGGTTCTTCAAGTTCTCGTCTATCCTCTCAAAGCCGGAAAGGTCCGAAAGGTTGACGGTCTTGATCTTGTTGGTAATCGTCGCCATGCCGCATCCCTCCTATCTGTACTCTGAAAATGTGAGGCTGGCGGTGGCGCTTACAAGCTCCCCGTTATTCCATACCGTGTTCCAGTTGTCCGTCCCGGATGCGATGCACAGCCGGTTATTGCATATCTTCCTGCCTCCGATATAGAGGTAGTCGATATCCCCGTGCTCCGCAGCCGACACGAACTTATCAAGCTCGCTCCTGGGGTTCACACCCAGCTCCGCGTCAAGGATCACCTCCATCGATATCTCCTGCGCGTTCGCGCCGCAGAACTCCATCTTAGGCTTCCGCCCGATGATCGAGTGATCCGACCATTTGCCGGAATATGTCCTTTTCAGTCCTTTGAAGGAAAAGACCTTGTCCGCATTCACTTTGAACCGGATCCTTCCCCATTTCGCTATCTCTGCCATGCCATCACCCCTATGCTATAGGCTCCGTCGTTTCTCCGGACACGCTGTCCGTGTGCTTATGTTCCTTCAGCGATACCGAGCCGGCCTTGATGTCCTCCGAAGCACTCACATCGCCGTCAAGGACGATCTTGTCAGCGTGGATCGTGACCGTCCCGTCCGAATAGCTGATGTATGCTTCCCCGAAGGCCGCGCCCAGCTCCTTCTGGAAGCCGGATGTCACCGGCGGCTGGTTCGATGCATTCCAGAACCGCCCCATGCATACGCCCGCGCTCTGCCCGTTTGACAGGTGCAGAACCAGCACATTCGTCCCGACGCTCGGCAGCTTGAATTCGTCCGTAAATGAAAAAATCGGGAATTCGCCGGTCGTCGCGTCGTCAAGATCCGGATATGTGACCTTCACGGTGCCGCTTGCCGCGTTCACGGAAGACACGCGGCCGATTCTTATCAGTTTCTCTGCCATGCTTTTGTCCTCTAACTGAAAGTGCCTTCATCCACCCAGCCGTACACATTGGAGGTCTTGTCCGTGTGGATCAGGTGGTACGGATGCGCACCCTTCTCATTCATTGCCGTAATCTTCGCAGGACCCGGCTTCGCGTTGTAGCCCTTCGCCCCTGCGTAGCTGCTGACATAATGCTTGCCGCCTGCAAACTGAACGACATCGCCGATGTTGTGGCTGCTTGCCGGTTCGCCGGATCCTGCAGCAGGCTTCGGCGTGTAGTTAAGCCTCGGCTGGCATTTGTGCATCTCCAGCGACTGCGAAGTCTTCCCGTCGCTCACGGAAATGGTGGACTTCTCGACGAAATATTTTCCGTCGATCTTCCCCATCCCGCGCACCTTTACGCAAACGCCGGCGCAGATGTTCGGATCCGGGAAGATGTCGCCTTTTAAGGTGGTGGCCTCCTCGTTCGATTCGTTCACCGCGGCAGCTGCTTTCCGGTAGGCGTCGCCCTGGCTGTCCGCCGTCTGCGATACTTTAAGGATCCTGCTGCCTTCCGCATCCTCCGCTTGGAATCCGACATAGACACTGATCTCCTCGTCGCTTCCTTCCGACTTGTAGGATATCCGCGCCCCGGTATAGATCCCCGCGATCGTGTCCGCATAGTTCCATGAATCGCCGTCGAAGGACTCCCTTGTCAGCGTTGCCACGGACTTCTTCTGTTCGAACTCGCTCTGGTCATAGATCGTGATCGCTCCGGCATAGACCTTCATCTTTAGGCCGTTGTTCTCGCAGAGCGAATAAAGAAAAGAGCAGTCCGTCTCATCAGACTGCTCCAATTTTTTTACCTGTATTGACTCCGCACAGTCATAAGTGAACAGAAGCCCGTACCTGGTGGCGATCTCCTCGCCGATCTCCTTTAAGGTGACATCGCTCCAGGTCTTCGTCCGCTCCCTTACCCGGAAGGACTGGTCATTCGGGACCGCTACGCATCCGAAGTTCGCCGTCAATGGCCCTCCCCGGAGCGTGATCTCGTCAAGGGTGAAGATCCCAAGCGGAAGAATGATGTCTTCCTGGTCTTTCACCCAGTTCTTAAAGAGAAACGATCCGACAACCTTGTCGCCTTTTACCGGATACCAGTTATCCATCCATTGCTTATCGATGTTGTGCACGGTGATGTCTAAAGAATCGGAGGATCCGGAAGCCACATCCGTGTAGGACACATTTTCCAGATAATCCTGAAGGTAGACGGTGACGGACTTCCCGTTGAATTTGAACGCGCATTCCGTGCGCCTTGCCTCGCTCATTCGTCATTCACCTCCGTCACGGGAGAATAATAGGCATTGTCGGAACCGTTCGCCTCCTGCCTCCATATCGGCGCGTTCTCGTCCGCATCCTCTGGAAGATCAGGAATAATAACCTTCGTCCCGGCAGAAAAGACAAGCACATCTACAAGATGGCGGTTCGCCTCGATCAGATATTTCATGTACTTCTCTTCGCCGTACTTCAAGAATGAAATTAAATCCCAGGTGTCGCCCTGAATCGTTGTATATGTGCCTGCCATGCCGTTACCCCTTATGAATTACGCAAAGGAAACCCTTGCGTTCCTTCTGCTCCATTCGTTCATCATCCGTTCAAATTCCCTCATGCTCATCTTGTTGGCTTCCGCCACATCGCTCTTCACATCCTCGGATCCGCCGCCGAGCACATAGGTCGGATTGAAATTGAACACCGGCGCGGATGTCTGGCTGCTGTTCGTTGTGGATCCGCCGCCACCGAAGGAACTGATCACGCCGCTTAAAGCCTCCTTGATCCCGCTGGAAGCAGGGGACGCCATCTCAACAGCTGCAGCTCCTACCGTATCTTTCTTGCTTTCCATGCCGAGCGCAAGGCCTTCGCCCGTGTACTGCCCGGCCTGTTCCATTACTCTTGACGGGGAATGGATCTCGAGGGAATTGTTGATAGCATTCGCCGCCGCCTGGGCGATGGAAGTTGCTTTCGCGATG